GCCTTTTTTCATCCCAAGTATTTTTAAACATACAGTTTGGTTTTCGCCCAAAAGCGCTGTTTCTTTGGGGCAACAGTCAATCGGGATACTTATTCCTTTTTCTTCTGTTCCTTTTTCTTCTTCCTCTCTCTTATGTTTCTTGTAATGTTGTAGTAATAAGCCCGTATTTTCAAATTCCTCGCCGCATATTTTACATTTAGGCATAATCTACCTCCTTATGAATAAAACCCGATATTCGGGGTTTTTTCGTCTTTCTCCCCTGTTATCGGGTCGTCGTCCGATTCGTTTTTAATTGATTTCATACTTTTATTTAAAATAAATATGGCGGTTAAAACGCCTGTTAAATAACCGATTGCATAGGATAAAATAAGTTGCATAATTAATTACCTCCTTTAATATCCGTAAAAGGTAATATCGGATTCCGATTCGTCGTCATCATCATCGTCGTAGTAACTTCTGTATCTTGAAGGGAAACCACCTACCATTATTGCCTCGTAGTCTATTGCTTCAGGTCTGTGCATACATAAATACCTATCGACGTCCTGGCAATGGTGCTCGCTGCTTCTGCTTATATCCTCCGGATTATTCTTATCCTGTTCGCATGCCGGATATGTCCTTATAGTGTTGGGGCAGTTCGTTGTAAAACTTAATACACTTACTAATTTACCTTCCTTATTTTTAAAAGGCATTAAATATTGATGAAGTCTTCTCCAACCGTTTTTAAGGTCGTTGTCAGCCTTTAACATATAAATCCCGTGGTCGGCAAAAACATCCGATGTGCTTCTGCCTGTTCCGCTTTGTTTATTCCAGCATGAAGGGTCTGCCCTTATCTCGACGATGTATTCGGGTGTTCCGTCAGGTCTGACAGATAACTCTTTTATCTTTTTGGCCTGCATATCGTCTGTTACTTGGTGAGGATAATATTCTCTGTAACAAACAATTCTTCCGCTAGGAAATACCGCATACCATTTAAAACAAGCTCTAGAACCAAAACCGGCATCATACGCTCCCCATATTTGACATTCGTCAGGCGGATACCAATTAGGGTCTTTTATTACATGCACTTCCGGATTCCATTCAGGGAAAAATGCGCCCTGCCCTATTGCAAATGCTTCCTCAGGGGTTGAAGGATATTCCTGCCTCCATGTATTCGGTAAGTTTTTCTTGGTGTTTTCATACCATTCATCATCACGACTTGGATCGGCTCTCCAACTTAAAAATACCGCCGCAAAATTATTAACCTTAGAAACTGCATTATTCCATACCTTCTCGAAAAAGGTGCCTCGTTTACCTGTAGAAAGGCCTATAACCTTACCTCCCCCGGGCCTGTTTATTGTCGGATATGCAGAAGTCCATATTTCTTCCGCAAAATCCTGAAACGCCCACTCGTCTATTAATACAAGTGACGCCGTAAATGAACGGCCTGAGTCCGGAGCTGCGGTGAATGATTCGAAAATACTCGGTTCTCCATTAGGATGATAGATTGTTACTTTACTTGTAATACCTTCCCAACTTATTACATTTTCTTTTTTGCCTTCTGTTATTAAATAAGAAGGCATGTATCGAAGAATAAAATCGATTCGCCTAACAAGTTCTACAGCTTCTTTTTCGCCCCTAGATAAAGCTGTTACCCTAAAACCAGGTCGCTGCAACATACGCCATAAAGCATAAGCCAAAGAAAGCCATGTCAAGCCTAATTGTCTGGCCTTAAGGATTATAATTAGCCGGTTGTCGTGAATTTTTTCTAATGCTTTTTTCTGCTCAGGCCATAGTTTAAATAATACAGGTCGCTCGGTGTCCACATTCTCTATATACACGAAGTTCTCTACAAAGAAAAATAAGTTATTCTTTATAAGTTCCCATGTTTCTGTAATTAGTGCGCCCTCTAATATTTTTTTGGCATCTTTCATACAACCACCCATAAAAAGATATTTGTCTTCTTTAAGTAAGGTATTTTTCTAATTTCTTAGTATCCATATTACTATTTCCTTCCATATCATGTTATAAACTACTTACCTAAAAATCCCAGGATTATCCTTTATAATTTGATATAACACTGTTGCCATATTGGATAAGTCTTTATGATCCATGTCTATATCGTAAATACTGGTTATTGCTTCTAACAGTTCATGGATAAACGTGTCCTCTTTTTGCTGTTGTGAAATGGCTTTGTCTATAGTAATTATATTTGCCCTGC